AATATTATACGGATGGCCGCGATTGGAGCGTGAGGATTTTGAATTTCTTTCATAATTACAAATATTGCCATTCAGTACCCACTATATATAGGGTACCGTTCACCAATTGCCATAAGACTAGTTCTGGGTACCGATTGACCAAGTCAATGGCTCCTCCCAAACAATTTCAGATATATGCCAAAAATTATTTCCTTACTTATCCCAAATGCTCCCTTACTAAAGAGGAAGCACTTTCCCAACTACAAAACCTACAAACCCCAGTAAACAAAAAATACATTAAAATCTGCAGAGAGCTTCATGAAAATGGGGAACCTCATCTTCGCGTGCTCATCCAGTTCGAAGGCAAATACAAGTGCAAAAATAACAGATTCTTCGACCTCGTATCCCCAACCAGGTCAGCACATTTCCATCCGAACATTCAGGGAGCTAAATCAAGCTCCGATGTCAAGTCCTATATGGAGAAGGACGGAGACACCCTCGACTGGGGAGAGTTTCAGATCGACGGACGATCTGCTAGAGGGGGACAACAGACAGCCAACGACGCTTACGCCGCAGCGCTTAACGCAGGCAGTAAGTCAGAGGCTCTTAGAATCATTAAGGAGTTAGCTCCAAAAGATTATGTATTACAATTCCATAATTTAAATGCTAATTTAGATAGGATTTATACACCTCCTCTGGAGGTTTATGTTTCTCCTTTTTCTTCTTCTTCTTTTGATCAAGTTCCGGAAGAACTTGAGGAATGGGCTGCCGAGAACGTCGTCAGTGCCGCTGCGCGGGCCAATAGACCAATAAGTGTAGTGATTGAGGGTGATAGTAGGACAGGGAAGACAATGTGGGCTAGGTCACTGGGACCACATAATTATTTGTGTGGACATCTAGACCTTAGCCCTAAGGTCTACAATAATGATGCCTGGTACAATATCATTGATGACGTCGATCCCCACTACCTAAAGCACTTTAAAGAATTCATGGGGGCCCAAAGGGACTGGCTTTCAAATACAAAGTACGGAAAGCCAGAACAAATTAAAGGCGGAATTCCCACTATCTTCCTCTGCAATCCAGGACCCAATTCCAGTTATAAAGTGTTCTTGGATGAAGAGAAGAATGCTGCACTCAAGAATTGGGCTTTAAAGAATGCGACCTTCATCACCCTCGAAGGCCCACTCTACTCAGGTTCCAATCAAAGTGCAGCACAGGCATGCCAAGAAGGGGAACAGACGTCGTCGTGTTGATCTACCTTGTGGATGTTCATATTTCATAGCACTAGCCTGTCACAATTATGGATTCACGCACCGGGGAACTCATCACTGCAGCTCAAGCAGAGAATGGCGTGTTTATCTGGGAGATTCAAAATCCCCTGTATTTCAAGATAACAGAACACCACAACCGTCCATTCACAATGAAAGAAGACATAATCAAAGTCCAAATACAGTTCAACTACAACCTGAGGAAAGCGTTGGAGATGCACAAGTGTTTTCTAGTCTACCGAATCTGGATGACTTCACAGCCTCAGACTGGTCGTTTCTTAAGGGTCTTTAAGACTCAAGTTTTAAAATATTTAGATAATTTAGGAGTTATCAGTATTAATAATGTAATCAGATCAGTTGATCATGTTTTATGGAATGTATTACAACACATTGTATATGTCGAACAATCATATTCAATAAAATTTAATATTTATTAATTTGTTACGGAATCATAGAAATAGATCCGTATCTTCAAAGTAGCATACACTGGGTTAGAGGCATGAGTACATGCCATATACAACATTAACGCATTCTCAGAATGATTCTCATACTTGCCAGCTTCTTGCTGGTTATATACAACATAATTATTAACCCTAACAAACTTCTTCACGAGGGCTTGTTCCTTTGACGCATATTGTCCACCGGTAACAGTTGCATGCCATTTCCGAAGAACTTGATACCTATCACGATGAACATTCTTCACAGTAGCCGTACTGGGCTCATTATCAAACATGTTAAATACCTCTCCAAAATCTTGGGGTTTATCTACAGGTCTACGATCCCTAACTAGAAAGAACATCACACTATTAGTGTGATTCTTAGTTTTAATATTTTCATCCATCCAGATCTTGCCCAAAACATAAACAGACTTAACACAAAACCTTTTACCCACTCTATGGGTAAGCCCAGTTCCACGAGTAACATCACTGACACACATGACTTTACCTATATGCTGAATATCATGTCTGGACTCAAAGGACTGAACCTTACATGGGCCTTCACATCCTCTAGGAACATCTGGACTTCTGTACATCCTGTACATCCTGGGCTTTCTGTTCATGGGCCTGTTCGCCCATGCTTTTGCTTTGGTGACGCGGACAATGGGGGCAGCAACACGGCTCACATATGGGCTGTCGAAGTTGAGACGGCGACGTACCTTCGAAGCGGGCGTGGAAATGATTATATCTGCTGGTCGCTTCGACATAATTCCTGGCCCTTATTACTGGAATCAAATCCCTAATTAAATCGTATCCCAGAGTATCTGGGGAATACGTATTTTCTACTAACTGCAGATATTTAACTGCTAACATACACCTAAAACCGTGAACGGTTTCGGGAAACTCATTCAATAACGGATCCCACATGGTGAATGTGAAACACAGCTTGCGCACTAAGTTTATAGAGGGGACCACAAAACAATTAGGCTACGAGGAACGATTCTCATTGGACCACATGTCATTGTCAGTTAGTGCTTTGTGGGGGCCCCAAAAAAAATCGCGGCCATCCGGT